ATTGCTCGCTGTCCGCTGGTAAACTTCCTAATTCACCCCGAGGCCATTTTATAGAAAACTCAACTGCTTGATCTAAATCTTTTTTAATTAAAACATTATCATTCTCTATTGAGTTGATACGTTCAATAACTCCAAAATATGCCCATACACCTACTGCAACTGCTCCCAAAATTGAAAGCAAGTTTCTCATTGGCATACTTATTGCTGTGTTGTCTGATACTCTCATTTACAATATTTACAAGTTTTAGCCATTCTTACTAAACATCCAATTAGTATATTTTTTCCATAATTTTTTAAAAAATCTAATCATATTATCTCCTTAGTTAAAATTACAATTGTGGAAGTGTATAACAGAAATTACTTTTTTTCTAGAGGCTAAATAATATTTTTTAGCACTTAAATTTTTTTCTTTGTTTTTTTATTTTAACGAGTTGTTTAGTCAGTTTTGCACAAGAAGATTGTTTACGTTTTGTTACTGCAGACTTACTTGATCTAGATTTAGTTGCATTTCCTCTATATTGTCTAGGTCTAATTCTAGTTCTAGCCATTATTCTGTATCATCACTTAGTGGATCATCATAGTTTCCTTGAGCATCCATGTTTGATGTATCATAGTTACCGTCAGTAACACCGCCTTGCCCGTAATCTGTGTAAGTAACTGGTGGTGTATTCTTAAAAGACATCGTATCTATAACAGGTTTTTCTTTTTCTTTTCCTTTAATCATCTGACCAATTCCAAGTGCCAAACCCCAAGGACCTAATGCTGCTTTAAGGCCACCGCCTTGACCTATAGTAACAGCACTAGCAACAGCTCTATTTGCAGTAATTGATTTTGAACTTATTCCAAATTTTTCTCCTACATATTTATCATAGGCAGTTATATTATCTTTAACAGTATTTCCAAAATCTTGTATTTTATTTCCTACTTTATCAAAGTCCCATTCAAAAGTTGATTTAACCGTTTTAGAAAAATCGTAATCATTAAGATTTTTTCCACCAGTTATCGCCGTTGAAGTTTTTATATTATCATCACTTCCATTACTGTCTTGAACTGGAGAAGCTGTTATTGGTTGAACTGGTTGAATAGCTTGTTCTGGTGTTTTACAAATGCCATTAACGGACATTCTTCCATCACTACAAACAAATTCTGTACCAGCACCTAATAAATTATTTATTCCCATCTATTATTTACCCTGCCCTTGATATTTTTTGAAAGTTCTTTTCTTAGACTTATTAAGACTTTTAGTATGTGTGCCTATTCTTTTTTTAGGCTTTTCTCTTGGCACAAAGTGTGTAAACTTTTGCTTGGCCATGATTTACTTATCTTTTTTAAATTTATCTTTTTTACCTAATGTTTTTTTAATGCTTTTGTTAAGTAACTTTGACTTTCGAATGTTACCACCTGTATTTTGAAGTGTTTTAAGTAAAAATCTATCTTCCATATATTTAACATCAGCAACTTGTGTATTACCTTCATCATCAAAAGTTTTTTCTTCTTTAGTAGCTATAAAATCAGAGTTATCTTTTCTTAACATTTTTCTTTACCTTTGTTTTCTTTTTAGTTTTTTTAGGTGCCGACATCATAGAGTTTTGTAATCTTCCAACTCCTGATCTTGAACCTGCCGTCATCTTCATAATTAATCCTTTAATTTTTTGATTGTTCTTTGATTATCTTTAGCATAAGAATTAGTTCCTGATTCTTTTTGAAAATCTGTAGTAAGTTTATCATCGCCTATTAAATCTGTTTTTTTAGATATTGGGTTTTTATTAAATCGTTCTTGAATTTGAATGGTTTGAAGCATATCACTTGGTGATGTCTTTTTTCTCTTAGCCATTTTTTCAGCCAATTCAATTTTAGCTTTATCTTTTTCGGATTTAGATTTTTTTAATTCTATGTATTCTTTATTTGGATCAGACATATCTAAGCTTTTTTAATTTTCTTATTTACTTTTTTAGCATATACTTTAGCTTTCTTTTTACCAGCTTTAGTATAATCAAATTTTTTCTTTCCTACTTGTGGCATAATTAAGCTTTCAATTTTTTAATTGCAGCTTGATTATCTTTAGCATAAGTGTTACTACCTGATTCTTTTTGTTTAGATGAATCACCTTTAATTCTATCTATGTCTTTATCAGATACAGGATAAAGTTTTGTACCACTTTTTTTTATTTTTTCTTTAATAGAACCTTTAATTATTTCTCTATCTTTATCAGATACAGGTGTAAGTTTATCAGTCATACTTAACTTCTTTTTAATTTAGAAATAAAAGCTCTGTTATCAGCATTGTAATCAGAGTTACCTTTTGTTTTATCCTGAATAGTGTTAGCTGCAGATGGATCTTGTTTAGGTGGATGTGCTTCAGGTCCAAAACCTGCTGCTGCACCACTTGAATTATATTTCACAGGTGTTCTTGTAACAGTTTGTGTTTTTGTCATTAGTATATTCCTCCAGTTATTTTTATTTTTCCAATGAAATTTTCCATTTCATTTTCTTGTCTTGTTTGTTCTAAGACTACTTCATCATTAGGATTCTGCATAGCTTTCTTTATCATTGCTGCAGGTTCAATTGCTGCAGGATTTTTTTCATAAAATCTTGCATTAGCTTTTTTAACATCTTCAACTGAATAGTTTTTAGTGTTATGGTTACTAATACTTTGTCTCTTAAATGGGTTACTCATCTGTTAAGTCCTCCGTTGTACTTAATTTTTTATTTATTATAGATTGAAAACATGATTGTGTAAAGGTCGGAAGTAACATTTCGCTAATAGGGGATTTATTATGGCTCGTAGACCACGAAATACAAGGAATTCCTTTTCCGTCCCAGGCTACTAAAGCATATCCTTTTACATCCATTTTATCACAAATAGAGATACACGCATTCTCAAAAGCTGTTATTACAGCATCATCTTGAATTTTTTCTTCTTCTTTAGAACTAAAAGGTCTTTGTTTAAAAGGCCTAAGAGTATTAAGAGTAATAATGTTTGTTTTTAATGCTGTGTTTGCTTTTTTCATAATCTTCATCTTCAGGGTCATCGGGGTGTGTTACTAAAAAGCCATCACGAATACGCATTAAAGCTTGAACGCAGGTATCATGTATGTCATCATGCTTTCCATAAGGGAAAGAAGCCGATTCATCTAATACACTCTTAGTCCAATCCTTATCTAATGTAAACACTAACCCTCCTTCAAACATTGGAGCTATTGAGTGAGTTCTAGAAATTTTATCTCTATCTGGATTAAAAGTAACTACAGGAACTCCTGATCTTCTCATATCTTGTATAAGAGATTGACCAGATGCTCGTTGTTCTATAAGGACTTGATCTGGTTTCCATTCTTCATAACTCTCTTGTGCTCTTTTTCTTAAATCAGGATACTCTAATCTTTCTTTCCAAGCATCTAATAATATAGCTGCAGCATAAAGTTGATTACTTTCATCATGAGCATTAAAAACTCCCCAAGTAGTACAAGCTGAAAAGTCAGCACTACTTTTAGTAGAAAAAGCAGTATCATAAGATTGAAGAACATAAGACAGAGTTGGTATTTTTTCTTCTTTAAATATATTCCACCATTCTCTTTTAATAATGGATCCTTCATCATTACTTGGTTGTTGTTGATAAAGAGCTTGCCATACACGTTGACCTACTGTTGCTTTAATTTTATCTAAATCATCTTTCGAATAAGCTTCTGGCCATAAAGCTTGATTTTTTGAATCAACAGCAGGTAAGTCTAAAATTTTCCAATCTTCTGTACTTTCATTTAAAATGTGACCAGCTAAATCATCTTGGTGCCATCTTGTTTGAATTATAATAATTTTTCCACCAGGTTGAAGTCGAGTGTAAGCTACTGATTTATACCACTCTATTAGATTACGTCTTTGAGTTTCTGATTCAGCGTCCTCTCTTCCTTTAATGGGATCATCGATAATAAGTAGATGAGCACCTCTTCCTGTAATTGCTCCTCCAGCACCTACAGCAGAGTAAGTTCCACCTTGCATAGTATGAAATCTTTTTGCAGAAGATGAATCCGATCTAAGTCCCACTTGTGGAAACACACTGTTAAAATCAGGAGAAGCTATTTGATTACGAACCTTACGTCCAAAGTCATCAGCAAGTTCCTGAGCATAAGTAGCTTGAATTACAAACTCATTTGGATTATTTCCTAAATACCAGGCTGGAAAAAATTCTGAACATAACATTGATTTTCCATGCCTTGGCGGCATAAAGACGGCTAGTCTGTTTATTTCGTTTTTTTCTAAAGCTTCTAGGTTTTTTGCAATTAATTGTATATGTGCAGGGTCCTTGTATCCAGGATATATATGTTTAGCATATTCAAGTAAACTACTTCTCGCTTTAGCAGTTGATAGTATCTTAATAAGGTGCTGTACAACTTCGCCAGCTCTTTTATCTTTAGTCTTTTTGTATAGGCCTATCGCTATCTTTAATTTCTCTTTGATCTGAATTTTTTGCATTTTTTTTTCCCTCTCCTATACCACCGTCTTTTCTATACTTCTCAAATTGTTTTGCTAAATTATCGAAAGGTTTTATTTCTTTTTTAACAATTTTTTTCCAATGTAAAGAAGTTTGTCCTAATCTGTCAAGGTACCAAGCTAATTTAGAAGCATCTGCAAATCGAGAGTTAACCATTTTTTGATGATGCAAGTCTCCCTCTTTTTCGGGACTTCCCTCTTTATAAACTCTTTCTTTAAAAATTTCATCATTATTGTTACCCGTGATGTCAGCTCTATCATGTAAAACTTTTATAGGAACGTCTTGCATGACATCTAACATGTACGCAATCTCTGAGAGCCACGCATCATTTTGACCATGTAGACTTAAATGATCTAAACATCTAAACCAATCCCAGGGTACAATAGGAAAGATACTATATGGATGTCCAGTTTGTTCTTGAACTCTTAGAAGTTTAAATTGACCATCAAACTTAGCTATTTCCAAATCCCAATTTTTTGTTTGCATAATCGCATCGTCATTGAAGATCATGATCCAAGTGCCTTGGGCATATGAAGCTAAAGAATTATTATATTGATGTAGGTTTTCGTAGCCTAGTCTTTTAAACTTAATTACTGATCTAATAGGATGTTTGATATCTCTTAAAAAATCTATACTCTTCTGATCATCGTCATCTACTCCAAAAAGAAGTTGAATTTTACTCGGATCAGAAGCATTATCTAATAATGATTCTATACATCTTTTAATTAAAGGTATCCTTTTCCTTGTAGGAAGTAAAACCGATATAGTCATAATTCACTCTATTTCGTTTATGATACTATATAAACAAAAAAGTTTGCCCACCATCACCCCATATTCAAGTCAGTCTCCCAACAAAAGAATATCACCTTATATAGCTTATATAAAAATTTTTTTTTTTTTATACAAAAATTTATATACATTTAAGCCATTAATCACTCTTTCTCTCTCTTTCTCTCTATAAGACGCCATTTCGCTTTTTAAACTTAATACGATTAAATTTATTTAAACTTAATACGTTTTTAAATCGCTTAGATTATTAGAGTAAGATAAAAAAAAGCGTCTTATAAATTAATATAAGACGCTTAATTCTTTTAGTTAATATTAAAGACTATTAACTAAATTTCTAAAGTATTTATTATTTTCTATTATCTCGTTAGATACTTTATTCTCTTTAATAAAAGTATCGTTCGAGTTTAATAAATCTAAGTATAAATTTTTCTTAGATTTATCGATATAACTATTTATATCTATTAATAGATTAACTTTTTTAAATCTATTATTTTTCGTAGTATCGTATTCGATATCTATTTTTCTATACGAATTATTAAAAGCTAATTCTACGTTAGTAGATAATTTCGCTTTTTCGTAGATATCGTAAGATTTACTTTTATTACGCTTATTATTTACTAATCTAAATAATACTCGTTTACTAGCGTACTCTCTAAAAGATAACGCTATCTTATTCTCTACTATTTTTTCGCTTTTATTATTAGTAGTTATATTTTTCATTTTCTCGCTTTCTACTTTTTTAAACTCTTTTAAAATTAAAAGATTTAATTTAAAAAAGTTAATCTTATTCTAGTTATTTTTTAACTAAAGTAAATAAAAAAAGTATCTAAATTTGTTTTAGTTTCGTTCTCGTTTCGTTCTCTTATATTAAAAACGTATAAAAAAATAATAGTATAATAAAAGTAATCGGCAATCTAAATAATAGTATAAGCATAATTTTTAACTTTCTAATTTTAATTAATAATAATTAATTAATAAATCTTTATTCGCACAATTATACGTTTTAATTCGTTTTATATTATTTTAACGTAATGAACGGTTAAAGCTTTGAGAATCATTATCATCTAGCTTTTTTATTATATCCTGATCCCTACTGATCCCTCTTGATCCTTTGATCCCTACTGATCCACTAGGCAC